AACATCTTCTGTAAGGACTCTTTAATACATGAGAACCTTACCGAAGAAGAGTTTTATGATAAGTGTGAGGAGTTAGCACAAGAATTTTACGATACTGGTGTTCCTCACCCGACTGATATACGACATGAAATGATTAAGGAGTAAATTTTTAATGGCAAAGGCAAAAACAGGACTTAGCGGAGAGGTATTCGTTGAGTCAAGACCGAAAAAATCTCGTCAAGGTAATGGAAAACACACAAAATACTCCGCTACCTCCCGTAACTCGACTCGAAAAAGGTACCGAGGGCAAGGAAAATGACCTCAGCGTCTCGAAAGAGACGCTTTTTTAATGTTTTAAATTAATTATTAGAAAAGAGATATAAATAAATTTAGAAAACTGCTGTTAAAATGAATGAAAACGAGGATATCTAGATCATTTAAAGATATTAGTCTATCCTTTTCGCCGCATCCAGTCACAAATGACCTTACAGTCATTAAAAATGAGAACGCAATTAAGAAATCAGTAAGAAATTTAGTTCAAACTATTCCTACCGAAAGATTTTTTAATTCAATTCTAGGTACTGACATAAGATCTACCCTTTTTGACTTCTGTGATTTTGGTACGGCATCGGTTATAGAGAGACAAATTCAAACTTCTATTGAAAATTTCGAACCTAGGGTTGATAATTTGGTAGTAGAGGTCTTTCCACGTCCAGATCAGAACGAATTTGAGGTTAATATATACTTCGATATCATTGGACAACAGTTTCCTTCTCAAGCATTCCAGTTCATATTAGAAGCCACCAGGTAATATGCCTTTTACTAAATTTACAAATCTCGATTTTGATCAGATAAAGACATCAATTAAGAGTTATCTTCGTGCAAATTCAGATTTTACTGGATTTGACTTCGAAGGTTCCAATTTTTCAGTCTTAATTGATACTTTAGCATATAATACCTATATTACTGCCTACAACTCTAACATGGTTGTGAATGAATCCTTCTTGGATTCAGCAACTGTAAGAGAAAATGTAGTTTCTTTAGCACGAAACATAGGATATGTACCACGCTCTAGGACTGCTGCACAGGCATCAATTGCATTTGATATAGGAACTAGTTCATCAAGTGATACAGCGATCTTAAAAGCAGGTCTAGTGTGCACTGGGACACAGGAAAACACCACATATAGTTTTTCTATACCTGATGATATAGAAAGATCTATTAAAGGTAATAATGCTGAGTTTGGAAATACTATTCAACCATTAGTAGTTTATCAAGGAACATACTTATCGAAAGAATTTACCGTAGATGGGTCTCTTGATCAAAGATTTATACTTGATAATTCCTTTATTGACACTGCAACTATCGTTGTATATGTAAAAGGAGAAAATGATGTAGGAAAAGGTATCTTATATAAGAAAGTTGATAATATTTTAAACATTAATAAGAATTCAGAGATATATTTGATTCAAGAAGTACAAGATGAGAAGTATGAACTACTTTTTGGTGATGGTATCTTTGGTAAAAAGATAGAAAATGGTGCAAAAGTCACTGTACAGTACATTGTTACAGATGGTAAAGAAGGAGATGGTCCAAAATTCTTTGTTTTTTCTGGTAGTTTAACAACTGGAGAGGGTGGAAGTCTTTCTCCGTCTTCAACTCCATCAGTAACGACAATTTCTGGTGCAAGTAACGGTGGTGATATTGAATCTCTTGATTCTATTAAGTATTATGCACCTAGATTGTACTCTTCACAGTACAGAGCAGTTACTGCAAGGGATTATGAGTCAATAATTCAACAAATTTATCCAAATACTGAAAGTGTATCAGTCGTTGGAGGTGAAGAAGTGGATCCTCCTCAATTTGGGACGGTGTTTATTACCATTAAACCTAAAAATGGTGAATTTGTATCAGATTTTGACAAAAATTCCATACTTTCGGATTTAAAAAATTATTCTTTGACTGGAATTAACCAAAAAATCTTAGATTTGAAAATATTATACGTTGAAGCAGATGCAAACGTTTATTACAACACTGCAAAAGTCGAAAATGTTGGTACTTTACAAACAAACGTCGTTGAAGGTCTTACAACTTACGCAAATTCCATTGATCTTAACAAATTTGGTGGAAGATTTAAGTATAGTAAAGTTTTAACTGTAATTGATAACATTAATGACGCTATAACTTCCAATATTACAAAAATTAAGATTAGAAGAAACTTAAATGTTCTTGTTAATCAATATGCACAGTATGAATTGTGTTTTGGTAATCAATTTAATGTAAATCCTGCAGGTTTAAACATTAA